GGACCCCATCCCCGTTTTCCGATTACCGGGAGGGGGGTGGGTACGCGTAGGGTCCCCTACATCTTATATCGCCACCCTTTTTTCACACTTCGAACGGTCAAACTGTGAATTATATCGCGACACGGTGTCGCGGTTCACGTCGCACTATTCACTATCCCTCTATGGACAATATCTCTAAACAATAATACAGTCCACATAGAGATATAACGGTTCAAAAAGCACACTTTAACTCCCACTATCCACGGTAATGGGTAATATAACAACCATTAACAGTTGACTTATTCACGATCACACATATATTAGTGAACATAAGTCCTAGCTTTCTTAGCTCAGTTGGTAGAGCTCCTCCTTTGTAAGGAGATTGTCGTCAGTTCGAGTCTGACAGAGAGCTCCAGCACCATAACGTCAAAGAAGTTCGGAGAAACTCAAATGACAAACGACGACACATTACCGGTCCTACGTAAACCGGCCCCGGTCCCCGAGTGGATACCACAGACATCCGGTTCCCTGAAGATCGATGACGTGATCAGAGAAGTAGCGGTCGTCGGCTTCGATCGGGATCTCCCCGCAAAAGACAAGCTCAAAGCTCTTGACATGTTACTCAAACACAAAGGTGGTTACATCGAGCGGCATGAGTCCCGGCTCATTGACTCCACGCAAGTTGAAGTTGCTAAAGTGTTCTTCGGCAAGATGACTCCGGAAGACCTCCACTCCTGGTTGAAAGACCATGAAGGCAAGATTGAAGCGGGTATCATTCCACCCCCACCTCCAGAACTCCATCCCGACTCACCTCCTGACCCTCTGACATCCACCCCGTCCACCCAGGACAAAATCTTAGAAGGTCTCCATGGCCGATAGACTCACCCTCGAAGTTGATACTGATCTTGCAACAATGATCCACGCATGTGAGGTCACGTTAGCACAGAAGTGTTTCCTGGACTTCGTCAAGTACATCTTTAAGACAGAAGGTAAAACGTTTGTCGTCGGCCGGCATACGCGTGAGATATGTAACAAGATCGATATCGCGCTTAACAATCTCTTCAAACACCGAATCTCTTCCTACATACTGTTAACGGTTCCCTTCAGACACGGTAAGACAGAACTCGTCTCCCGACTGCTTCCAGTATTCATTATCGGGAAGTACGGTTCCATACCAGAGAACAACCCCCATAAGATTCAACTCGAAACGATTCTCGGTTGTTACAATAAAGATCTCGCGTCAGGGATATCCAAACACGCTAAGAAGTATCTCGAGTCCTCAGGCTTTGCTGAAGTGTTCCCGAGAGCGTCTCTCAGTAAAGAGTCCTCCGCTGCTAGTGAATGGGCAGTCGATCGGATTGACCCGTTAACCGGTAACCGTATGCAGATCTGCGAGTTCCATGCGGCCGGTATGCTGTCAGGGGTTACCGGTAAAGGTGCATCGGTTCTGATTATCGATGACATCCTTAAGAATAGAGAGGAAGCGGAGTCAGCGACCTACCGTGACAAACAGTGGAATGCGTATAAAGATGACTTCTTAACCCGTCTTGCTCCTGAGTTCCTCCATATCCTATGCGCTACCAGGTGGCATATTGACGACGTCCTCGGCCGAGTTCTTGAGAAGAACAATCCAATGTCTGACAAATACGATCCCGAGTTCCCTATTTACGATGTCTATCACTACCGGGCAAAAGAAGAAGACGGGTCATACCTTTTCTCCGAACGGTTCAACGATCAGTGGTATGAGAGACAGTTTGCTTCTCTCGGTGCATACTCGAGCGCCGCACTGTTACAAGGTGATCCGATTGCTAAAGGCGGTAACCTGCTTCCTGTCGACAAGATCCGTATTATTGATTCAATCCCGCCGGCGCTACTCGAAGTGTGCCTCCCTGTTCGGTTTTGGGATTTAGCGTCTACGGAGAAGGAACTCGTTAAAGACGATCCAGACAGAACAGTCGGTTGTAAAGGGTTCGTGTGGTTTCCTAACGCGACACCTTCAGATGCAAAAGACCCGACAAAACTTCGTCCCCATTTCTTTGTCACCGATGTCCAGTCCTGTAAACAAGAAGCGGTAGTCCGTAACTCTAAGATAGTAGATGCGGCGATCGATGATGGGGCAAAGGTGTGGCAGGGGGTTGAATCCGTTGCCGGATACAAAGACTCAGTTTCAATATTAAAGGCGCTGCTCAGAGGTGTCAGTACCGTTCATCCCGTAAACGTCCGTCGTGACAAAGTTACCAGAGCGTCGGAGTTAGTTCCTCCTATGGACGCCGGTTGGGTATACATTGTTCGCGGTTGGTGGAATACGGATATGATGACAGAGCTCGCACAGTTCCCGTCAGGTAAGCACGATGATTTCGTAGATGCGATGGCCGGATGTTATGCAATGGCATACGCCCAGGCACTAAAAATGTTACAAAGCGGCTACCTTGGCGGGGCTGGTTTTTCTGCTGGCGCCCATCGGATGCAACCCGTCCGATATGATGACAACCTCGAAGCTGATACGTCTCCGGCCCCTAAGTCCCTCGAAGAAGACTTTGATACTTTCTTTGACAGACTCGATAATCTACCAGAAGAAGGCGCCCCAACTGATGAAACGTCCTAAGTCACGATTTCCTAAGATCGAACATCTTCCTATGGGAGAGCGAGAGTTCTTTCCGACAATCCCGATCGATCGACTGAGAGTGGAAGACCATCCACGGATGCTCGATCTCACGTTTGCAAAGCCCGGGTCTCCTGAGAACCTTTACGGTTTCCCTGACGGTTATTGGATTCTCGGTGGTGGAGTGAGCTGGCCTATGTATATTGATACAGAAGGTCTGGTCGGGATCGCCCATTTAGCAGGTCTCCACCTTGAGACGAGAACGATATGGTTCTTCAGTGAGCGGAAGTTTATTATAATGGAACCGTCTGACGACTACCCAATTGACGCCCCCAGGCCGTTGAAGATGTGGTTAGAGTCTTGTTTTGAAATGTTCTACCACACCACTTTCTACTATCAAGATATACAGACGACATCTGAGAAGTTCCTCTCTTCATCACGAAAGTGTTTCAAGACGAACCCCCGACCGTATTACGTTTCCTTTCCATGGATCAATACGCCGACAGCTATGCAGACAGTTCACGAATACAGTTCCCTCAAACGGATGCAGGTCCCTCCCAAGACAAGACTCGATCGTGAGCTCCTCGAATACGACGCAGATAAGGAAGGGGACTACCCCGCTTTATTTTCTGCAACAGTTTTGATAAATGCTCTTGACAAGTTCGTCAACTCGCAGTATGTTATAGAAAAAGTAATCGATAACCTCCGGAGTATACAATGAGTAGATTACAGGAATCTGTAAACAGCCTGTTCAAGTCTTTTTCCAATAACCGTCAGCAGAGCATCGAAGGCATGTGGCGGGATGCGTACAATGTATTCAACCGTATCGTCGACAGCTCAAAGAAGATGAAAGTGGGTGAAGGGGAGAACTGGCGTAGTGACGCTTTCCTCGGTACCACTCGTCAGAAGATCGTGGCAGCGGCCGCAATTCTGACAGATACAATGTTACAAGGTGGGCGGATCAACTATTTCCTCGAGACGTCTGCTATCTCTAAAGAAGCTCTTGAAGAGGCAGGTTTCCCAGAAGACTTCTACGAAGACAATAAAGAGAAGATGACAGCTCTCATCGATACACAACTCGGTTGGGCCGGTGCGGATCTTCAGTTGAGGAAAGGTATCCTCTCTGGCGCTCTGTATGGTGATACCTACGCACGACTCATTCTCGATGAACATACTAAGACCTATTTCCGGCAGATCAGTGAGACCGTATCTAAAGACGTTCCTGACGCCCTTCGTTACGAACTTCAGAAAGAAGTAAAGACGTATCCGAAGTGGGAGCATCTGAGTATCTGGGACTGTTTCACAGATCTCGAAGACAAGAACCCACGTACCAATCTCGGTTTCTTCCTCCGGTCTTTCACCCGCAGAGCGGAACTTAAAAAACTTTTACGTATCAATGACGAAGGTGTTATTGAAGGGAACCTCAAGAAAGTTCTTGAGATGGCAGACAAGGACTCTATCGACCAGTCCTCCACCACCAGCCCCAAATACGACAGTATCAATACCACTCTCCACAATCTCCGTACCCTTGATTTCTATGGTAGAGTGAAGTCCGGAGAGCTTAAAAATTTCTTGCGTCACCACCTCCCATCCATGTTAGAAGAGTTCGACTTTCCTGAAGACGATGAAGATGAGATGGAAGCACATTTACTGTTAGCAGGTACCGGTAATGAGATCGTCCGGGTCTCTCCAGTTGATGAAGCTCTCGGACGTCCGATCTTCTGGACTCCCTGGGAAGATGATACCGAAGACACTGTTAAGTCTACTGGTGTTGCTGACAACTGTATGAATACTCAACATCTGTTGAACGGTACCTTCCGAGCCCTTATTGACAACCAAGTACTGTCTGGTAATGCTCTGCTCGGGGTTAAAGAAGAACATCTGATGGAGAAGATCGACGAGATCACCCCAGGTAAGAAGATCCGGCTCAGTCCCGAATGTCCAGATGTCCGTATGGCACTACAGAATTTCCAGATCCAAGATGTAAGTCCCGGGCTCATTCAAGTCTTCAAAGTGATCAGTCAAATGCTCGAAGAAGATTCAAACATCCCCCGGATTCAACAAGGTATTGAAGCCTCTCGTGAAGAGACGGCTTTCTCAGCGGCCCAACGTCTTGAGAAGAGTGGTAAGTATTTCGGTCAAGTCGTTCGTAATTATGACGACGGGATCGTAGAGCCGATCATCCAGTACATCTACCACTATGACATGCTCGACCCTGAAGTGACGGCCGGCAAAGGTGACTATGAAGTTCAAGCTCAAGGATTCTCCTCCTTCCAGGATAAAGTTACTCGGTTAAACGGCCTCCGTCAATTCTTCGAGATCGCCCTGTCTCACCCAGAACTCTTCGAGAAACTGAAACTCGAAAACCTCTTCCGTGAATTTGCCCGTATGTTGGACCTAGATCCAGAACAAGTAACTTTCTCAGAAGAAGAGATCCAAGAGCAGAAACAACAAGAAGCTATCGAGATGCAGGCGGCTATGGAAGAAGCGGCTCTCGATAAAGAAGCTAAAGAAGCCACAACTGCTAGAGACAAAGCTCTCGCTGTCGAAAGCGCCTCACGAACAAATAAGATGAATGAGGATGTGAAGATGGACCAGTTGAAGACTGTTGACGAACTAACAAATAACAACACAAAATAGGAGACATATCACATGTCTGAAATCATCACCTCCCCTAGACTGTTCAAAGCCGAAGTGCGCATGGAAGGTCCCGTGACACAGAGCGGCGCAGTTACCCAAAGCGGCGCAGTTACCCAAAGCGGCGCAGTAGCGCAGACAGGTCAAGTCACCCAGTCTCTAGCCCCCATCAATACTGCCAATGCTGGCGTAGCTGAAACAGGCGTCACTGCTGTCGAGTACGGTGACGGAATGCTCCACACTACGAAGATGACTGTCGCTTTGACGGACTGCTTTACCGCAGACGACAACGCTGCTCTCGCTTCCGGTGTAAAGTTGTATACGTTCCCCACTGGAATCATCGTTGTACATGCCGCGTCTCTTGAGATCGGCGTAACTATGGCCGAAGACACCACTCAGGCTTCCGCAGAACTCGGACTCGGTACTCTGATCGGTTCTGGAGCTAATGCGACTCTCGGAGCTGTTAATGCGGCATGTGAGAATATTCTCGGCCCAGTCACTCCTAGTGCATGTGACGGAACCATGTCCGACATTGGTAAAGCAAGCGGTCTGTATCTTGCAGATGCTGCAAGTGCCCTCTTCCTTAACCTGGCCGCTACCTGGGCAGACACCGCAGGCACTGACCTGACCGGTGACGCTGCGGGTACCGTATATGTTACATGGTCTTTCATGGGTAATCCTGCCTAGTGTCAACCACTCTCATTACTACTCCTCTCCTTTCTAGGGTGGAACCCGGGGCTCTTCAAGAGCTCTCGGGTCTCTCCCTAGAACCTGGGTTCCAGAGGTTGAAGAGACTCATCGACCAGCATGTCGAAGAACAGACTCAACTGATGATCCAGAACCCTCATCTGACGTCAGAGGAGTTGAGAGAGAAAGTCGTAGAGATTCGTTTGTTTCAAGGAGTCGCGGATCTTCCCGCGAGAGCGAATCAAATTTGTATAGAAAGAGGTTGACAAATACGGTCAACCATTGTATAGTTACATAACTTGAAGTAAATAAAGGAGTACAAAGAATGTCTGCTGAAGAAGAAGCACAGAACATCATTGATACGGAAGAGGTCATCGTCCCCCAGGAGGATTTTAATTCCGCTTTTGACGACCTCGAAGAAGTCGAAGAAAAAGAGGGAGAAGAAAAAGAGTCTCCTGAAGAAGAGGAAGAAGAAAAAGAACCTCTCGAAGAGAAAGAAGAAGAAAAAGAGTCTCCTAAAGAAGAGGAAGAAGAAAAAGAAGAAGAGCTGTCCGCTCTTGAGCAAGCTGAGAAGCAAGCCAGAGAGAAGTTTCTGCCTAAGAAAGACGAGGAGAAAGAGAATGACGAAGGCGAGAAGTCTGAAGACGAAAAGAAAGTCGACGAAGCCCCCGCAGAAATCGATTTTACAGATGTTGATTCAGACCCAGGAAAGTTTGTCAACGACCTCATCGGAAAAGCAGAAGTAAGCGGCGACGAAAAGAAACGTCTTCAAGACACCCTCGAATCCTATCCTGAGATCGGCAAGATCGCCGCGATGGTAGCTCGAGAGTTAGTTGGTCGACAGACTGTGAAAGTCACGACCCCCGAAGACTACATCGGACAAGACGAAGTCAAGGCGCAGTTTGAGAAGTATGCTGAAACTCAGAAGGTACTCGTAGGAATACAGGCTGAGATGTCTGAAAGACGTTACTTCGACTCCATCGAGAAAGAAGTTCCAGGCGCCCGGGCAATCGCAGGATCAGATAAATTTAGTGGTTGGCTTGACGGCCAGTCAGTAGGCATCAATACGTTGGCGAACTCCGGAGATCCGGAAGACGCCGTCGCAGTGTTGAAAGCCTTTAAGGAATACGAGGTTCGTGCTGCTGCCAAAGTGGTAGACGAGAAAGCCTCTAAAAAGAAAGCCAAAGTCGATGCAGGGATGAAGAAAGTCGTGAAGACAACCTCCTCTAAGACTGCTGGCGACAATAAGGATGATTTCAATGCCGGGTTCGATTCATAAGCACTGGGATAAAAACCGCGTTATGGAAGAGCTCCCTCAGTTTGAGGGGTCTGTTCTGACAGTCGGTAGCGGAGAGACTCGCTGCCCCTACTGTAACCGATTGTTTTTCAAAGGCGCTCTTGGAGAAGGCACAGCAATTGAAATTCAATGCACTCGGAGAGAGTGCAAGAAAAAGATTCGTATAAATAAACTATAACCCCGTGATCACAGAGTAGCCGCCGAGCTTCGATCGCACCAAAGCACAGGAGACTAATATGTCTAACCTGAATACCTATGGAGATATTTCTCCACGGACCGCCGGGTACGCAACGAAGGATCTACTCGATCGAGGCCAGCCAATGGCTATCCTTGAACGTTTCGGTTACTTCGACCCACAGGGCAAAAACAAAACCAAGACTCGTAAATGGCGTCGTTACGAATCCTTGTCCCCAGCAACAACTCCCCTCGTGGAAGGTGTTACTCCCGCTGGAAGCAAGATCAGCTATACCGATGTCCAGGTCGTACTGCAACAGTACGGGGACTTTGTTCCTCTGACTGATGTTATCGAAGACACTCACGAAGATCCCGTCTTGCAGGAAATGAATCAGGTTCTGGCAGAACAGATTGTTGAAACGGTCGAACTCGTTCGTTACAATGTTCTTAAAGCTGGTACTAACGTTTTCTACTCCGGTGGAACTACTCGTGCGACTGTCGACGGTACTATTAGTCGTGGTGATCTCCGTAAGATCAAACGTACTTTGAAACGTAACCGTGCCAAAGAGATCGCAAGTGTTATTGCCCCTACTGCGAAGATTGCAACAGAGCCTGTCGCAAAAGCCTACTTCGCTGTCGGCCACACTGATCTTGATTCTGATATCTCCAATGTATCCGGATTTGTTCCTATCGAAAAGTACTCGGCTATGACGAAAGTTATGGACGGAGAAATTGGTAAGATCGAAGGTATCCGTTTCATTCTTACCGACCTCTTCGAGCCTTGGCAGGAAGCAGGTGCTTCTGGTAGCACTTACCTGACCGCCGGCGCTGAAGGAACTGGTGACGCTGACGTGTATCCTCTCCTCGTGTTCGCAAAAGATGCTTACGCAATCGTGCCTCTTCAGGGTGCCAATGCTATCGTACCTATGGTCAAGAATCCCGGCGCACCTACTCAGGGCGACGAACTTGGTCAACGTGGTTTCGTTTCATGGAAAGGTTGGCAGGCAACTGCTATCTTGAATGATGCGTGGATGGCTCGGTATGAAGTCGCCGCAACCGCCAACCCAGCATAAGGGAGATTTAACTAATGAAAAAAGTTAGTGGAACTCTAAACGGTACCGGCGCAGCCCTTGTGGTTGGGTGCGGTTTCAAACCTGATTATATTAAACTGTGGAACCTCGAAGTAACCAACGCCTATTCGGTTGAGTGGAGCCGCGACATGCGTTCCCTCGAACAGATCGAAGGCATTGCTACTGCCTCGGACGGTACCCAGAACCTATATGCCCGTTTGGCTTTTGGTGCTGGTGTTACTTCGTATCGTGGCGGTGATGTTATGGGTTCCGCTTCGACTGTGTACCTGGTACCAGTAGAAGATATCGCTGGCAAACGCGACATGCGTGACATGTACGTTGCAGGCGGTGGAAGTCCGGTTTCGACCTGGACTCTGGATACTTCTGGTAACCGCACTGGTAGCTTCGATGTTGAAGCCTCTACCACATATGTTGGTGAAGGTAGCGAGATCCGCATCTACCACGTAGGCACAAAGAAAACATACGAAGTGACCATCCTCGCGATGACCTCTAACGGGGAAGCCGCAGACGAAGTTACTTTGAGTGAAGCTGTTCCTTCTGGCGAAGTCCAGTTCATCGGTCCAATGTATGACTACATTGGTGCTGCTTCTGGTGCTGTTATGCCAGAAGGTTTCAAGATCAACACTACTGGTGCTCTTAACACTAGTGGCGAACTGATCGCCTTTGAAGCCGGAACTTATCTCTAAGTTCGAATCCCAACTCCTCGGCCATTCGGGTCGGGGAGTTTTTTAACCTAAATAGATTGGAGCATCCAATGCCCGACGAAAAGAATGTACCAGACCTCAGCAAGAAGGCTGACGGCAAAGAGTCATCCCCGAAGACGAAGAAACCAAAGGCACCTGCTGAAAAGTATTGGGAAGTTTACTTCCTGGACAAACGTGATGAAAGTGAACTAGACTATCATTACCTTGGTGTTAATGGCGAAGCTCTCCAGGTCTCCAAAGGCGCCACCGTGATTATCCCTGAACGGTTCTTAGTTGTCGCTGACAATGCCACATACAAGACGTACAAAAGAGGCAAAGCTACTGGTGAGGTCTCTCGCTGTCCGTATCGTAAGATTCGCGAAGCCAAGAAGTCTGAGTATGACAAGATGAAACGTGAAGGCACAAAGAAGCACAAGCAGGATGTAGAAGAACAATCACGCGCTGCCGCAAAACAAATAGAGGATTAAGTCCATGCTGTTGACAAGTCTTGTTTCCCGAGTCCAACTTCTAGCGCATTCGATCCCAACGAATGCTGCGATCATTCACCTCCAAGAGACAGCCCGTCGGTTTTTCCGTCGGACACAGGTCTGGGTTGCTGAATTGACGTTTGATTCTGTGGCCGACCAGTCAGCATATGCACTCGATCTTTCGGGCGAAGTGGATGCCGGGACGACCCCTAAAGTCTCCCGCATTCAGTACGTCACCTATAACGGTGCTCCTATCCATCCCCAAGCATATTATTTACGAGACTCTGACGGCTACCTTGTGTTCAATATGGGCGCTATTCCGGGAGAAGCTATCACGGACGGTATTGTAGTGAAACTTTCTATCGTGCCAGCGACCGACGGAACGGACTTTCCAAGCGAATATGTTGAGAGATATACCGACGGATTAGTCGGTGGTGCTCTTCACAGGCTCCTTAAAACTCCAGGACGTCCCTACTCCAACCCTTCTGCTGCCAAGGACTTTGATATCGACTATAAAAGAGATATCGTTCAGGCGTGTATGGATGTTGATTCAGAAGGGACCGACCGTGCAGATTCTCATAGAACGTCAACGGCCAACACCGGGAATCTTTTCGGATAGGACATAGGAAATGCCACCCCCACATAAATGTAACCATGAAGAAGATCTCCGGGAAATAAAAGAGAAAGTGTCCGCAGCTGGAACCCGTCTCATAATCCTTTTTGGGATCATATCACTTTTTGTAGTTCTAGGCTTGTTTTCCGTTGCCCAGGCGTCTGGGGCCAAAGAACAGGTTTCGGCAGTTAAAGCCAAAGTTGACGTTCACGAAGAACGGTTCATCCATATTCTGAAAGGGATTGAGGACATAAAGAAAACCTTAAAGGAGAGACGTTAATGACCGCGCAAGACATAATCAACCGAGTCCGGGGTCTTCTTAAAGACGACATACCACCTTTTCGCCTTTCAGACGCTTCCTTCTTCCCGACTATCTCTGATGGGCTCTTCGAGATAGAAGCCCGACGCCCCTATCTCCATGTCCAAGACGACTTGTCTTTTGCGTGAACTTATCACTTGCTATGTTGCATATCAGAGTTATATTAGTGAGGATGCCGATCGGCATAACTCGTCGCAAGCATCGGCAATGCTCGGTCGGTATGAAACGTTAATTGACACGATCTAAGGAGATCTACATGAAAGCCACCATGACACGGAATGAGCTTCTAAGTATGCACAGAGGTCTTGAGACCAATCTTAAACGGTTCACAGGAATCAATTTGGCGTATGCAGTAGCCAAGAACACTCGAACTCTTCTTCACGAAGCAGAGCTCATTGAGAAGACCAACCGGCAGTCAGATGAGTTCAAAGAGTACCGTCAGGCAGCCTACGACTTCGTCCTCAGGCACTGCAAGAAAAATGAAGACGGGACTCCGGCCCCAGGAAGCCGAGATGAATTTCTGTATCCTGATGTATTGACACAGGAAAAAGTTAATGAGAAGCTCGTCGAGCTTAGAGAATTGAACCGAGAAACGATCACAGCAGAGGAAGAGAGAGAGAAAGAGTATGTCAAGTTCCTGCAAGAAGAGGTGGATATCGAACTCCACTCTGTCGTCCTTGACGACTTAAACGACTCTCTTGACGGCGCACTTGTCAGCCTTCTGGTTCCTTTCCTCGAAGAATAGAGGTTTAACATGGCTATTGTTGCTTATATCGAACTAAGTATTGAAGTTCCGATCGTACAGACGGAGACACCTGACCCAGATCCTTTGGCCCAGGTGGCTGATCCTCTTGGATACGTTACAAGTTTCAATAGCCGAGACGGTGCGGTAGTGCCGGCGACAGCCGACTACACTGCCTCTCAAGTAACCAATAACTCAACGGTCACAGGCAACTATGTCAGTGACGCCCTTAGTTGGTTGCTGGCGAACACTCAACTTACCAATGATACCCTTGACGGGATTTCAGCTCTCGACCCCGTTGCGACGGGAAAGATGCTTTATACGACCGCAGAGAATGTCTTTGCTGTCTCTGACATCACAGCTTTCGGGCGGAGTCTCCTGGACGACGCGGACGCTCCTACAGG